CAACCAGGAACATCAATATCTGGTGGTTTTGCTATCTGTAAATAATGTGGATTGTAAGGCTCTGGTACATCTGGAACATATATCTCAGGAATATAAATATCAGGTATATCAATCGAAGGCATCTCTTTTTTTTAATACTTCTACTTCTGAAAAACATTTAGGACAAGATAAATTAGTCATTACAGAAAACTCAGGATAACTATTCATACCCTCTTCAATATCAATGTCACCTCCAGCAATTAATTCTGTATCGCACCAATAACATTTCATTTGATAATTGGCATAGATGGACCTGTCATTTTAGGTAATTCTTGATCTAATACTTTTGGCATCATTCCAGAAACATTCCCAAGAATTTCATTCATCATTTTCGATTTAAACTGTTCTGATGTGAAATATTTATAAGCAAAATACGTTCCACCACTCATAGAAGCTACCATTACAAATGAGATAATACTCAAAACATTAGCTATTTTTTGAAACATGATTAGAGAAGCCCTCCTAAAAGCTTGTATGCCAATTACTTTGATGACTTTGGCTTTGATTCTTGGTTTAGCCCCACTTTATCTGTTGGCTGGTTTGCTGACTCGATCTTTTTCAACAACATCTCCTGTGCCTGTATCCCGCCCTCAATCATTGAAATAAATTTTGTTTCTTGTTCAACAACTGCTTCAGCTTGTTGTAATCTTTCTTTATGAACTTTTAATTCTTCTTTCCACTCAAGAACCTGTTTTTCAATAATAGTTTTCATAATTAAACAATAGTAAGAGTTTCTCCTGATCCTACAGTAACAGTAACACCGCTATTAATAGTGATAGGGCCAGCAGCCATAGCATTTTTGCCATTAGTTATAGTATAGTTTGAAGTTACAGTTTGGTCATTTTCGTAAAATACTTCATCAGATCCACCACCTGTAGCACCAGCAGATATACCTGTTAAGTTAGAGCCATCGCCATATAAAGTATCGAAATATCCATTAGCTACTCTTGTTCCATTCGAGCCGATGTCGACACTACTATCTGAATTAGGAATAAAAGCACCACTAGAATCTATCCGCCATCTATTAGAACCATTAGATTGTCTAAAAATAATTCCATTAGAACCGCCTTGTATATATAGCCAATCTGAGTGATGTTGTATTTTCGTAGATTCTCCTGTCCAAGAACCACCACTTGTAAATCTAATATCACTATTAGTCCCTATTGTTGCAGCACCTGCCCCACCAGAAAAAGTAATATCTCCGCTTGCTGTATCTGCTGCATCTGATCTAATAAAACTAGCAGAAGAAATACCATCTAAAGTGTCAGCATCTAACCCTGATCCTGCTCCATCTACAGTTTTAATGAGAGTTAATATTTCAGATGCAGATTGGTCAGCAGTTGCCCCAGATTCGATTCCGTTTAATTTACTATGATCTGAGTCAGTAAAGTTATTGCTAGTTAAGCCACCATCTCCTACTGATAAGTTGCCAGTATGATATACATTTCTTGTGTTACCGCCCTCAACAAATGTTAATCCGTTACTTCCACTTCCTAGTCGTAATTGTTCAGAACTTTCTTGATTAACTACTGCTAAATATCCACCAGCCGCGTTCCATTGAATATAAGCTTTATCAGTTGTTCCTTCTTGCCATCTTATATAAGGGTTGCTAGAGCCAGCTAATATTAATTTTTCGTCAGCAGAATCAGAAATTGTGTATTGACCATTTAAAGTATCATCTGCATCTGACCTCGCAAAGCTAGATGCGTGTACTCCGTCTACAGTATCAGCATCTATGCCATTTCCAGAACCCTCATCTGCTGTTGTAAGGAACTTGTTATAACTGCCTGAGTTATAAAAATATGGGTTATGTTCAAAGACCCAACCTACACCTTGACTACTAGGATTTGTTGTAAATACCCTAGATTCAGCAATATCATCTCTATTAATACTTATGACCCAAGGATTACCATTTGCAGGTTTTAACTCCAGCATATTGCTAGTGTTATGGTCAATTATTACTTTATTTGTATGAGTGATCTGACCACTACAAGTATCAGTAGCATCAGATCTTAAAAAGCTTCCAGAACTAATACCATCTAATACGTCAGCGTCTAACCCTGACCCTGCACCATCAACAGTTTTTATAAGAGTTAAAATTTCTGAGGCTGTCTGATCTGCTGTAGCTCCAGCTTCTATTCCATCTAATTTACTGTGGTCTGCATTTGTAAAATTATTATCAGTTTGACTTGCAACAGAAAAATCTAAAGTGCCATCACCATCCTGATATGTGACAGTAATACCAGATTCTGTATTGCCAGAAACCATGCCACCAACTATATCTTGAACTTGCTCATTAGTTAATGTCGCAGTTATAAACCCCGCTCCGTTTGTTAGTTGGTTTGTATTTGTTACATTTGTTGCTCCATCAGCTACGTTGAGCATTGTGCGTAAATTAGCTGGAGTTATTTCTTCAATAACACCTGCACCACTAGAATCTCTGCCTAATATTCTGTTTGTTGCTGATACATTTTGAATTTTTGCATAAGTGACAGCATCATTATCAATAGTAAAAGTTGCACCTGAGTTTGATACCGTAATATCTCCTTTATCTCCATCGTCTATACCACCGCCTGATATTTCAGCTACAGAATTATCATCTTTTTTTGTAAATAATTTACCTGTATCTGTTCTAATTGCAATTTCACCGACAACCAGATCACTTGCACTTGGATCGCTACCAGAACCTCTTTTTAATTTAATTTCGTTAGCCATGAGCTTTTACCTCCTAGCTCTAGTATGAACCACCGTCTATGTTAAAGCTAGATGCACTTTCATCTTCTAAAAATGTAACTAGATCAGATAATGCAACTTGTTTCATCGTTCCAGCATCGTTACAAACAAATCTATCTGCTGCTGCCAAAGTCGTTGATGTGGCTGAAGTATCTCCATCAGTACAAGTATTTAACTCTGTAGTGGTTGAGTTTAATCCATCTAACTTGTTTAACTCTGTAACAGTAGATGTCAAACTGGTTAGTTTTGTTACTGGTAAAGTTCCTGTTATAGAACTAGCAGCAAGATCAAGAGCAATTTCAGAAGATTCAATAACAAGTCCACCATTTGCTTTTAAATCGACAGATATTGTATTACCTGATTTTTGTAGACCATCTGCTGTTGTGATCTGACCAGCACCAGAGAACTGAGCAAAAGTTAAATTATTCGTTCCAACAACTGCTGATCCTTTATTGCTAGTACAGACAAAGCCATTATCAGCGTTAACAGTTCCCTGCTCGATGAAAGTAAACATTCCTGCTGCGTCTGCACCAGCAGCTAAGTCATCTGCTCTAGCTGGTGATGATCCAACAATATAAATACCATTTTGAGATGCAGTAGATTGATCTTTTACAAGAACTCTATCGTTAGTTGAAAGAGTAACACCATCTATAGTGTCTCCATTGTTAAGTGCAGTAGCGATTGTAATATTTCCTGTAGTAGCTGCTACGCAAGAATCTTTAACATCTAATCCTTGAGAAGTAGCCTCAACGAAGCCACGAGTTGCAGCATCTTGTGTATTTACAGGATCAGCTAAGTTTGTAATTGTTTGGCTATTTAATGAAACTGAACCTGTTGGTGCAGCCATCTGATCTAATCTATTTGCTCTTACACCTGCATCAAAGTCACTTATTTTTGTATGAGCTAACGAAGGAACATCAGCAGCTACCATAGCTCTGAATGTTGCAGCACCATTACTACCATTTGGTGCGGCTAAAAATGTATTTTGTGTTCTACTCGTAAACAAGTCAGCAAAACTACCAGAACCACCAATCGCTTCAATAGTTGTAGCAGATCCACCTGATCCCCCCGTTCCAATACCAATAAATAGCTTTTTACTGCCTTCAGCAAACGCTAATTCAGCATTTTCTAAGCTACCAGGTGCAGATGATCCTGTGGATCTTTTAATTCTAATCGTGTTAGCCATCAGAAGTTTCCTCCATCAACGAGTTTAAGGGTAGTGACGTTATTATCTAATATAACCTTACCACTACTTTGTTGATAGTACATAACTGAATTATCAACTTTTGCACTATGATCTAAAGTTAGATCAAAACCAGGACCCTGAGGACCAACTGTGGTGATTTCAACTGTAGTTACATCAGATACTTGGCTGACAGTAACAGAATTAGAGTTGCTCATGCGGTGTAACCTTCACTTACAAATAGTTTACCCTCTAAATAATAGTTTTTGTTACCTCCTGGTTCTGTTAGTAATACGTCATAAAATAAAATATTTGGAGTAAAATTCGCTGTATCTGTATCAGCTAAATTCATATCAATAGTTCCAGTGCCTCTATTCGTATAAGTTACAGCCCAATCAGCATATTTTGTAGTTCGTGACTCATCATAAACTTGTGCTTCTACTGTATATCCATTCAAACTTATTGGTGATCCAGTTGAATCTTTAAATGTCAATCTGATAGGAAAATCTGCCCTACGTTGAATAGTAAAATTCTTTTTTCCTGGAATTATTGCCATTAGCTATAAGGAGAAGCTCCTAATATATCTGTTTTCCATTGTGCTTTAAGAGCATCTGTATCACTTGCAGAAGCTATAGCAGAATCAGCAGGGGCATCTCTAAGTGCCTGTTTTTTTGCAACAATATCTGTTGTTGAAGAGCCTGTTTCTAATGCTTTTTGAAATTCAATATCAAGTTCTGCAAGTTTTGGTGTTCTTGCTGCTCTTATATTTGCTTTGTGAATTTCTCTGGCTTTTGCCATGTCAATGCCAAATCCCATGTTTTACTCCGTATAAGTCCAAGCATTTCTGAAACTCCTGTCTGTAGGAATTGCAGATTTATTAACAGTATAAACTGTCTTGCCACTAGGGCAATCTTTGGCTTTAATTTGATCTAAAGTCAAATCACAATTATCGGCAGGAATAACGATACAAAGAGTACCATTATCATCTGTGTATAAAAATCTTGTATCTGAGTTTGCCATAAAGTTTTTTCTTTTAGTATATCTTAACTGCTATGCCCCGTCACCGAAAACAGCAAAGAAACATCTACCGAAATCAAATTGTGAACCTCCATTACCCCAATGAGAGAAAAAGCTTGAAGTTGTAAGGTTAGATACGTTACAACCATCACTTAAACTACCAGTTCCACCTCCCCCTGCTGTGGTTACGGAATAATTAGAACTGCTTAATGAAGTAGAAAAATTAACAGTATATTGCCCAGTTCCTCCATCATTGAGTGAACTTACATTAAATGAATCTCTTATGGAAGCTGCTCCTCCATCAAAGTTAATCCAGCATTTACATCTGCCTTGTTCTATTTGCTCTGGGGTAGAATTTGAAGCTCCAGATGCAGTTTGTAAGTTGTTGACTTTTAGTGTTGACATAATTAAGAAATAACAAAACAGGCAGTTTCGGAAAAGTCAGCAGAATTACTTGTTCTTGTTTGTCTAGTTACTAAAGTAAAACTACCAGTAGCTATATTATGACCTCCACTAAACGAAAAGTCATTTCCAATATTGGCTTTAGCGTAAACTTGATAGTTAGCATTTGCCATGGAGTTAGAAAAATTTATAGTAAAGTTTCCTGTTCCGTTATCTCCTATAGATGAAACATTAAAGCTGTCTCTAATCGCATTAGAACTTTGAGCATTAAAATTTACAAATGATCTTATAGATATTTTTGCTTTTTCTACTCCAGAACTATTTTGGATAACAGGTGGTTCAGAATTAGAACTCTTAATTGTACCTACTTGTAAAGTACTCATGGTTTTGGATTAGCGTCTTTAACTGATTTAATGTGGGTTGCCCACGTTCCAGTTGTATCAAGTTTACCAGCGACTATATCCTTGTACAACATATCAAGTTGGTCTCCAAATGATGCGTAAGTTGCCTTGCCTTCAAAATTGCAAACTCTATCTTTTTGGTAATTTAACTTATCTAATTCAACTCTTGCAGCATCAACTTTTGATTGTTCAATAGAAACTGAATTACCAGAATCATCAAAAATTCCTAAATCTCCAATAGTGCTGACATTTGGGTATGCCATGCGTATAGCTTCGTGATCGTAATTAGCCATTAACCTGATACCTCATAAACTGTCATATAAGTATTAACAGACCAATCATTGTTAATACCCCATCTTCCTAAATATGCTGTCTGTCCTTGAGGACTTGCTACTCGTAATTTATATGTAACAGAACTTGTAGTATTCGGTGCGTCAATTAAAGAAGTTGTAACAGGGTATCTTTCTCTCTGTCCTTCTACAACTGCAAATGCTGCTCCGTTTTGATTATTATTATCTGCGATTGTCTTTTGACCAGTTATAGGAGTATTTCCTCTTGTTACTCTAAAAACTCCTTGACCAGAGTCATTTCCGCTAGTAGAACCAATACCATTAATAGTAATAATAAATTTAGAACTAGAAGAACTTGGAGTCATTGTTATAGATAATCCAGTATCGACATAACTTGTGTTACTACTACTAAAATTATCGCAAAAGTCATGTTTTACTTGTATTACACCTCCATTAGATCCAGATGGAATACCACTTCTAGGGATAATACTGTCAACTTTTAATTGGCTCATAATTTAAACAACTGTCCAAGTTTCACCAGCACCAACTGTAACTGTTACCCCTGATTGTATAGTAATTGGACCAAAGCTGCCAGCATTTTTACCATTTGTGATTGTATAATTTTGTGTAATAATTTGATCGTTTTCCCAAAATATTTCATTTGAACCTCCACCCACTGCTCCACCTCCAGCAGCAGCCCAACTTAAAACTCCAGAAGCGTTAGAAACAAGAGCATATCCAGAAACAGCAGCATCACTAGCTGGTAATGTCCAAACTTGATTAGATGTAATACTAGCTGGTGCTTGGAAACCTACATAATTTGTACCATTACTGGTTGATTCTCTAAATCTTAAATCTAATTGATTTAACAGTGTTAATCCTGATGCATCAAATTGAGATGTTTGACTACCAGCAGATGAAATTCCAATAGTATTAGTTGTAACTCTAAATAAACCAGTATCGGTATCTCCATCAAATGACAATGCTGGTGTGGAAGCACTTGAAGAATCATCTATTTTTAAAACACCTGTCATTGTGCCACCTGATCTTGGCAATAATCCTAAATTAGCCTGATCTATACTTCCAACTGTTGTAAAACTATTTCCTGATCCTCTTATCTTTAATGTATTATTATCACTTCTTAAGAACCACATACCTGCAACAGATTGAGAATCAGATAAATCTGAAGTGCTTGAATTACTTGATTGCAATGCTTTTAAACAAGCTTGTATATCAAGCCTTACAGATTGACCAGAGGCATTATCAATCGTGAAATCAGTTACATTACTCATGATTAGTTACTTCTTTTTTTCATGTTAACCTCCTTTACCAAAACCAACAGCACTGTAGGTAAAGTTCCTATCAATACTAGCATTACTTGAGTTTTTAAAGTGCACTGTAAAACCAGTTCCAGATATACTACTTAATTCAAAATAATCTCCTGTTGCCATATTTTGTGGAGAAATATTAACAGAGGGTTTTGGAATACCTGTAATACTAGATGTGCCAACAAAGAAAGGTGCTGTAAATGTAACTGCTTTTGCTCCTGTTCCTGATGCTATAACAGATGATTGTTCAGTTCTTGATGGCATTTCTGCTGAATAACCTAACTGTTGTACAACTATATTTTGGGCAGGATCAGTAGTTTCTAATGTTGCCCTAAATTGAAATGCTCTTCCTTTAAAAGTACCATTTGCAAATTCGTTAAAAGATGTATAAGTAGGTGAACCACTAGGATTGTCAGTTGTAGTTCTTACAGCTAATTTTGCGTTTACTCGATCAGCTACGTCACCATCCCAAGTAGGCCAAGTGTCAACAAGTCCTGTTTTACTATCAAATAAATCTGAAGGATAAAAACCAGCACTTTGAAAATGTCTTTTTAAGACAAGTGAGAATGTACCTTCTAAGTCTAAAGTGGCTCCAAAATCATAAGTTCCTGTAGCTTTTGTTGCTGGACTTGTAATTCCAATGTTAGTTAATATCAATCCTCCTCTAGCAGAACTATATTCAGTGTTATTAAACAAACTAGATGTGGTGTTATTAAATGGAGGAGTATCAGTATCCTCTCTATCAGTTTTAACAGTGATCGAATCTAAAATATCAACTAAAGATAAACTTATACTTGTTGCATTAACACTAAATCTACCGCCATCATCTTGAA